ATCCAATTGCACTAGGGCTGATTGATCCGACTGGCGTAATGATCAGAATTATGGACGATGGGCAAAAGTGGTACATCTGGTACGAGGAAGGAAAAGCAGTTCGAGTGCCCGCAAGAGACATGCTGCACATCAAGGGTCTAGGCCGCAACGGACTGATCGGCTATTCGATTATCAGTTTGATGGCAAACGCACTGGGCGTAGGCATGGCCGCACAAGAATTCGGTGGTCGGCTGTTTTCGAATGGTGCGAATATGTCTGGGCTGCTGATGGTGCCTGGACATTTCAGCGAGGAAAAGATCCGCAACACGATGGCGGCGTGGAACTCGATGCAAACGGGATTGAACCAAGCGCACAAAGTGGCACTGCTACAAGACGGCGTCAAGTTTCAGCAGTTGTCAATTGCGCCAGAGCAGGCACAGTTTTTACAGACTCGCGAATTTGAAGTGCGGCAGACTGTCAGTAACATTACAGGCGTGCCTCCGCACATGCTCGGAGACGCGACACGCACAAGCCACAACAGTCTAGAAAGCGAATCGCAAAACTATCTGGCACGCTGTCTGAATCCGTGGCTGAAGGAATGGGAACAAGAACTACGCTCTAAGTTGTTGACAGACAAGGAGCGAACTAAGGACACACACTGCATTGAATTCAACCGAGAGGCTGAAATTCAAATGGAGTTTGAGAAAAAAATCAACGGCATTTATCGGCAGATTGAATGCGGTGTGATGACACGCAACGAAGCAAGAAATCTACTGAACATGGCACGCATTACCGACGAAGAAGACGGTGGCGATAATTTTTATCATCCCGCAAATTGGGTGATATCAGGCGAGGAGCCTACTGCAATGGGCACATCGGGTAGCCAGCCACCTAAGCAGGAAAGCACTACGGAAACTCCACCACCAAGTGACGCAACATCTTTATTGCGTGCAATGATCACCAGTTCTGTGACGGAGGCAATCAAGATTGAGCGTACCCGAGTTGTGCAACGCGCAGGAATGCAGGCTGACAAATTCACGACAGCCGTTGATGATTTCTATGCAACGTGGACAGAGAACACAGTGCCAGCAATGACTGGATCATCGGCCAGAACGCTGATCATTTCACACGCAGAAGCATCGAAAAAGATGTTATTTGACGTACATGCGGTGTCTACGGTGGGAAGTCTGAAAGCTAACGTGCAAGATGTGGTAGCGTCATGGGATAAGCGAGCGGAAAATCTGATCACAGAACTCATGAAAGGGGTCGAATAATGCGTCGTTTAATCAATCTAAACATGCCGAATAACCTAGAAAACTCGCTAAAAGACGAGACATTTCACATAATTGTGAACACAACTGCCGAGAATGTGGAGATATTTTTGACGGGCGTTGTCGGTGATGACTATATGGGCATGGATTCAGGATCTATCGCCAAAGTGTTGAGCGCGAACCGGGGAAAGCCTGTCACGTTGCGAGTGAATTCCCCCGGCGGTCTGGCGTTCGACGGGTTGGCCATTCATAACGCACTGGCGGCACATGATGGGCCAACGACAGGCATCATTGAGGGACTGGCAGCGTCTGCTGCAAGTCTGGCCGTAATCGGATGCGACACGGTCAAGTGTTATGCCAACGCTACCTATCAGATCCACGAAGGGCTGTCGTTTGCGTTCGGACACATCGCGGATCTGCAAGACAGCATCGAGTGGCTGCAACAATTCAATGAAGCGGCGGTCGCAACCTATGCCGCCAAGACGGGCAAACCAGACGAATATATTGCCGCAGCTATGCTCGGCGATAAAGGCGACGGCACAAAGTACACAGCAGCACAAGCATTAGAAATTGGGTTTGTGGACGAAGTAATTCCAATTGGCAACAGCAAGAAAACAGCAGCAAAAAACCAAGATCGCGAGCGATTGACGGGAATGCTGGCGTATCGAATTGCAAAACACAGGTTGACATCGCAGATAAAGTAAATTACTGTTCTATCTTCAGCCGCAGAATCTCAAGTGAGACAGACGCGGCAAAATGCGATCTGAGTGATAAGTTTCACGCCAGTCGTTTGCAGTTTTTCAATTACGAAAACCTGCCAGCGACTGGCGTTTTGCGTTAGTCCTGGCCAATAAGGGACTCACATGAAACGCACAGAGAAAATGACCGATCTTCAAAATCAGCGACAAGCTGCGATTGAAGCGGCTGATGCCTTGCTTGCAGCAGGCAAAAACGAAAGTCTAACACCAGCCGAGACTGCTGACATTGATCAGAAGCTGGCACTGGTCGATGATCTTGGCAACCAGATTTCTGCCTTGGCCGAACAGGACAGCCAGATGGCAGCAGCAGCAGCTCGCCTAGATGCACAGCGCAAGGCTCCGATTGATGCCGCCATTGCGAGTCTCGTCAATCGTGGCTCAGGCATGTCTGGAATGCCACCCGGTCAAACCAAAGAACGCTGGACTATTCCAGCAACGGCACGTCGGCATTCTAAAGTAACGGCGTTCATTGATGACAAGAATGCGAATTCTGGAGGCTACACGGCTGAAGAGAAAGCATATCGTTTTGGCCAGTACGCGCTGGCTAAAGCGTCAGTCGATATGCCGGGAACTTACCGATTTGAAAACAGCACGAAGTTTTGCCGTGAGAACGGCATTATGAATGCTACGCATCTTGAAGGTGCTGGCGACAGCACTGGATCTGGTTTGTTTGTGCCTGAAGAATTCGGTACAGACTTGATTCGCCTGCGTGAAGAATTCGGTGTCGCTCGCCAGTTGTGCAAAGTTGTTCCGATGTCTTCAGACACTCGGACAGATCCACGATGGAGCAGCGGTCTGACAGCCTATTTCACAGGCGAAGGTTCAGCAGCGACCAGCAGCAGCTTAGTGCATGATCAGGTGCGACTGACGGCTAAGAAAATGACAGTTCTCAGCACCTATTCCAGCGAACTGTCTGAAGATTCCGTGATTGATTTTGGCAGCACGCTTGCTTCTGAAATGGCATACGCGAGTGCGTTAAAAGAAGATCAGTGTCTGATCGACGGCGACGGCACTTCGACTTATGGTCACATTCGTGGTTTGAAATCGCAGTTTGCCACAACCACGATTGGCACAGCCCCTGGCTATCGTGATGCGACTGGCACAACTTGGGGAGCAATCGTAATCACTGACATTACGACACTGATCAGTGTTGTTCCAGTTTACGCACAGCAGGGAATGAAGTTCCTGTGCTCCAGCCAGTTCTACTATCAGGTCATGGTTCCACTGCTTAACGCAGCCGGTGGCGTGACTGGCACTGAGTTGCAAGAAGGCTTCCGCCGTCCGATGTTCCAGGGTATTCCTGTGATGTTCTCGCAGGTGATGCCAATCGCAACAGCGACGAGCGGAATTATGGTCATGTTAGGTCGTTTCGATCTATCAGCTTCGTTCGGTGATCGTCGCAAGATGACTTTGGAGTTTTCCAAGGAAGCATACGTCGATTCAGTGAGCCTGTTCACCAATGATCTGATCGCCGTGAAGTCCTCACAGCGTATTGACATCAATGTTCACAGCATTGGTAGCAACACGGTTGCAGGGCCAGTCGTGGCTCTTGCAACTGCCTAGGTTTGAGTGATGCGAGGCGGCATTCGTCGCCTCGCTATTTTCCAGCACAGTTTTTAGGAGATCCAATAATGATCCCTGCACGTTTGGTTAAATACGTCAGCATCACACCACCAGCCGCAATCGTTGATAACGCAAGTTTCACGACAGCGGAAATTGACACCAATGGCTTCAATCACATGACGGTTGTTGTCTATCTTGGTGCAACCGACATTGCTATGACAGCATTGACGATCACTGAGTCAGACACGACAGGGTCTGGCCATGCAGCCGTGACTGGTCTGGTTTGGGGCACGAGCACAAATATCGACGGATCGACTTCAGCACTGCCTTCTGCAACGGACGACAACACGTTTCAGATTGCGGACATTGATCTGCGCGGCCGCAAGCGTTTCATCGACGTGACGGCAACAATGGGCGATGGCACGGTTGGAGGATTCGTGACAATCCTTGGGATTCTTTCACGAGCATCTCAGACCCCTAAGAGCATTTCTGATATCGGTGCGAACGAAGTGCTTCGTGCTTAGTTGATGCGTTCAACAGGCACTGCAAGGCAACTTGCAGTGCCTGTTTTTTAAGGCAATCACATAACATGATGATTGAGTTTATTCGAGGCTGGCACGGCAGAGCAGTCGGCACACGAAACGATACTTTTGGTCAGGGAATGATGGCCACACTCGTAGCGAACGGATATGCAAAATGGCTTTCCAGTACCAATCAGCCAGTCACTACGAACGAAGCCGCAAAAACATTTGCCGCACTTTCAAAACAACAGTCGAACCGACAATCGAACCGATCACGCTAGAGAATCTCAAAGATCGATTGCGAATAGGTTCGACATGCGACTTTGACGCTGAGCTGTCGCTAATCCTGACGACAGCCCGCAAACAGGTCGAGGCCGACACGTATCGTCGTTTGGTAAGCCAGACTGTCATTGGATATCTAGACGCATTTCAGTGGGTACGGGAGATCGAACTGCGTTTGGCTCCAATCAGCAGCATCACGAGCATCGTGTACGTTGATTTGGATGGAGTGACGACAACCTACGCTGCCAGTCGCTATACGACGGATCTAATTAGCACGCCACCGAGGATTGTTTTAGACACGAACGAGCAAGTCGAATACACAGAACAGAACACGCCGAACGCGGTGGCCATCACGTTCGTGGCTGGCTACGGAGCGACGGCGGCGTCAGTGCCTCCGCAAGCCAAGTTGGCAATTGTGGAATATGCCAAGATCCTGTACGGGGGGTGCGGTGGCAGTTCAGATAATTATCAGCGGTTGATCAGTGGTTTGCAGTGGACTGGTTATCACAAGGTGAACTGATGGCTGCGTGCATTTCCTCAATGAACAAGTCAATCACGATCCAAAGCATCACTGGCACGACTGTTGATGCGCATGGAGCGGTGGATATCACGACGGGCAGTAATTGGGGAACTTATGTTCGCACGTTCGCCAGCGTCATGTCGAAAGGCGGTCGTGAGTTTTGGAAAGTCAATCAAGTCAACGCAGATGTGTCGCATGTCTGGAAAGCACAGTATTCGTCAGAGTTGGCAAACGCTACGACAGCAATGCGATTAGTCTCTGAGGGTGTCACCTATGAGATCCTGAGTGTGATTGACATTGATCTGAATCACAGAGAAATTGAGATTCAGACTAAGCGAGCGGTGTGATGGCTATCAAGATTCAAGTTGTAATTGATCCAAGACAATTAGCGGTACTTCGCAATCGAATTCGTGAGTTCAAAGGGCCGAAACTTACACGCATTATAAAAGCAGGTCTACGAGCAGAAGGTCAGGAAACAGTAAAGATCCTGAAACGAAATATCCCTTCAAAATTCAAGCAAGCACGAAAGGGAATAGGCTATTCATTTGGAAGGCGCCGGGCGAGATTTACGCTCAATTCCATTCTTAAAGTCGGAGTTAAAGTCGGAAAAAAAAGAGCATATACCGAAGCACTTGGTACAGCAAGAAGTCTAGCACGCAAAGCGGCTGGTAAAAAAGGCGTGGGTATCGGTGCAGAGAATTTGCACTGGCCGATCTTAGGGACGAAGCCGAGATATGTTAATAATGGATGGGGCATCAAAGGAAATCGGTTATATGTTGGACTCATGAAATCAACGATGCCGGGTTTTGTCATTAAGCATGTAATGTCTAGCAAAGCATTACTTACTACTGCTTTTGCTGTAGGGGCGCGAAAACAAATGTTAAAAGAAGCATATAAATGAAAAGCGGTCTAGTCGCATTATTATCAACAGAGGCAACCATAACTGCTATTTGCGGTACGCGAGTCTACGTCACTAAAGCACCACAGAAAGCAGTATTTCCGTATGTGATTATCACCCAGATGAGTTCAGAAGAAAACGCATCGCTGGATGGCGCAACTGGAAAACTGAGGTTCATCACGTTCGATATCGATTGCAAGTCAAAAACATCAGTACAGGCTGAGTCGCTAGGAAATGCAGTCAGAACATTTATTCAGGATTACACTGGAGCCGCAGGAAACTTTACGATTGGTGCGGTGATTATGAACGATGAAAGTGATAGTTATGAGCCTCCTGACGATGGCTCAGACGTAGGTGTGCATGTGGTGACGCTAGATTTAGATGTTCAGTTCAACATTGCTTAAAGGAGCATAGTTCAATGGCTAAAGTAAAAGTAAAAGGCACAGTAATTAAACAAACGATTTCATCTGTTTTAACAGCGGTTGCACAAATCATTGACTTTTCGCATGACGGAGCACAGACAGAAGATTACGAATCAACAACGATTGATACGAGTGGTGCTGGAAAAACATACTCGCAGACTGGTTATTCAGAAGGCGGAAATTTCAACTTTACTGCCTTCTATGATCCAGCACTTGCAGGCCACAAGGCAATCACGGCATTTATTGCAACGCCAGCCGACTGCGTGTGGAATGTCATCACGACAGATACTGCGCCAACCACGAATGTATTTACTTCGTGTTCCGTAGGCTTTGGTTTTACAGGCGCGATGAATGATGGTTTGAAATGCGACGTGAAGCTAAAAATCACTGGCCTGATGACATACCCATAAGGAAAAAACAATGAAAATTAAATTGATCCGCAGCGACTTGAATGTCGCTGCGGCGTATGTGGACGATCCTCAAGTCATTACCGACGAGCGGGGATTGCTGTGGTGGCCGCTTGGTGCGGTAATGGAAGTCGATAAGGTCGGCGGGAAACTGCTGGTCGAAAACGGCGATGCAGAGCCAGCCGACGCTGAGGCCGAAGAAGTTTGTAAGAACTGGAAGGTTGGTCGTGAGGCTTTGCTAGTTTCACGAGAGATGTTAGCAAAGTGCATAGATCCATCGGATCGCCAGAAGTACAGAGATGGCGAGATGGACAATGAAGACGAAGACTCTGATGACGATATGTAGAAAAATAAACCTTGAGGAAAGTTCAGTAGCCTATGACTCGCTTAGTAATTAGTAGAGATGTTTTTCTTAATACCCAAAACCTAATGCCGCGTGAGGATGTTCCGATCCCCGAGTTCGGTGAAGGAGCCGTTATCCCAGTTCACGGGATGACAGCAGGAGATCGCAGCAAATACGAAAAAGGATTTATGAGTAAAGGCGGCAAAACAAACGATGAGAAGCTCATCGAGTTTCGCCAGCGTTTGGTCGTGGCCTGCTGCCGAGACGACGACGGCAAGCAGATATTCACTGAGGCAGATGTTATTGCGTTAGGCAAGAAGTCTGCGTCATTGATGGAGCGAATTGTCGATGCCTGCCAGCGTCTCAGTGGAATGTCAAAGCAGGATATTGAGGAGACGATAAAAAACTCCGTGGAGACGCCCGCCGAATGACGGCGATGCGTCTCGCTGAAAACGTTGCGCATACAATCGATGTTGATGCGATGTTAAACGAAATGACTCCGCAACAGTTTGATGAATGGCACGCCAAGGATCTAATAGAACCGATTGGTTCAAGATCAGTGACTTATGTGTTAAGCATCATCGGTGAGATTATCGCGACGTATTTAGGCTGCGATATGAGGGCAGCAGATTTCACGCCGTGGGTAGAACAGCGTGATCAGGATAACACTGTAAAACAATCTTCCGTCTTGATTACAGCGGCATTACAGCAGGCAGCAGCAACGACAGGGAAATAAGATGGCAAGCTACGTTGGCGCACTGGCAGTCAACCTGAATGCAAATAGCAGCAACTTTATTTCTGGTATGGCTGGCGCAGAAAATGCCTTAAATAAGTTTGCACTGAAAGCGGCAGCACTCAAAGTAGTCTTAAACGTCTTTGAAGGCTTAAGTGAGGCGGTAAGACTTGCAGCAGAGTTCGAATTAGTGTCTACGCAATTAGCAGTGCTTACTGGATCTGCTTCTGCAGCTAAGGGCATGATTGAGGAGCTTTATAAACTGGGTCTTGAAAGCCCGTTTGGTGCTCAGGACTTTTTAGACTCAGCAAAAATCCTTGGTCAGTTCGGTGTTTCTCTTAGTAAGACAACAGAACTCGTAAAAATAATAGGTGACGTTGCGCTCGGAGATGCTGATAAATTATACCGAATGACAGTCGCGTTTGGGCAGATGTCCGCGTCAGGACGGCTCATGGGCC